GATTTAGAAAAATCAATCGGTTCATTATCAGATAAACAACAAGAGAAGATATTTGGTAATGGAAAACGATGGATGAACTTAGAGGTTATGTATCCAGCAACAGCAAATGTAGTAGATTATGATGTGGCAGAAATAGTGTTTCACGGCACGATAGAATATGATGATAGTGGAAGGGCAGTAGGTCAACCTAAAGATAGTGCTCGTATGTTAGCTGGTATGATAAAACAAGTAAACCAAAGCGTTCAAAAAATGTTTAGGATTGGAAAACCAAACTTTTTACAAGTTCCCAAATCTCAAAACTTTGGTAAATTAAAAGGTAAATTTTTACAACAAATAAATAAATTACAATCTACATATTCATTAAAAGATACAGATAAGTTGGGTGAATATCATCAGGCATATTGGAGAGAGTATGTATTTAATGCATCTAAACAATTTAAAGTTAGTTTGAAACCAAATCAATTTGTTAGTTTGGTTAATCGTTGGGCATATTTTGATAAGTCATATAAGATAGCGGATATTAAAAAAGATTATAAAGATAGTCCAAAATTTTTAGATTGGATATTATCTACAGATAAGAATGATGTTCAAAAGATTTTTAAAGATAATATAAAACCATTTGAAGTTTTATTCTTTTCAGTTGGTGCTGAAATATTGAAAAATATAAGTGGGTATATGGCAGCCTCACCAAATAAAACGGTACAAAAAATGAGAAAAGAAGTCATTCAGGCATTAAGGGATTTGAAAAGTGGTGGTAAGGTTGATAAATTAAAAAAGTTAAAAATACAAATTGAAAAATTAGAAGCAATTGGTGGATTAGATGCAATTGTTCCAAGTGAGGGAGTGGTGTTTAAGTATAAGGGTAAGACTTATAAGTTTACAGGAGCATTTGCACCAATCAATCAGATACTTGGTAGTTTGAAATTTGGATAGGAATAAATAGATGCCCTCTATAGAAGAAATAAAATTAGCATTAGGTACAATGGATAAATCATCCAATGCATCGAGTATTAATGAAAATGTAAATCCAACTTCATTTTCTCAAGAATTATTTGCTCCTATTGAAAAATTAGAAGATCACATTCACGATAGAGATGGTATTATTGAAAATTTAGAGGAAGAAATATTTGAATTAAAAAATCAAATTTCTATATTAGAAAAAGAGAAATCTAATATTTTAGAAGAATTAAAGAAATCGGGTTGGTTAGAAAATAAAGTTACATTTTCATCAAAATATAAAGGTAACATGAAAACAATTCTTGGTGAAGTAAAGGTTGTAGATACAAAGATAATATCTCTGTTAACAACCGTTGGAAGAAAAAAACAAGGTAATGAAAAATTAACTTGGAAAGGTTGGTTAACCATACCAGAGAATAGATATCTATATGAAATAAATGAAAGTATAGCTAAAGATGTTTACAACGCCACTACTGAATATATACGAAAAAATTGGGAAGATAGAAAAATATCACGAGGTGGTGGAAAAAAAGAACAAGAATCTGTAAATTACTCATTAACATTTAGTGGGAATGCTGGTGCTGGTAGTCTAAATAATCATGTAACAACTGATTTTAACCCCGATACTTATAACCTTAATTTAGGATTTACTGTTTCTTATTGGGTTAGACCAGATGAAGTAGGAAATACTATGTTTGCATTCGGTAGAAAGCATGCCAATAACCAACGATTTACATTTGGTATTAATAGAAAACGTCAATCATTCTTCGGCATTGGAGCAAATACAGGAATAAAAGCATGGGTTAACATGGATACACCAGTAGAAGAATCATTGTTAGTTCAGGATGGTAGTTACTTTAATCTAAAAACAGATGGTACTTGGTATCATTTTGCAGTAACGTATGATGACCGCTCAGATACATCTTCTGGTACTGACCGTAAGGTATATGTAAACGGAGTACTTCGTCAGACAGATAGTTTCAATTGGAGTAACACAGGCGGTGATACTGGTGGTATGATTTTTGGGGGGCGCAGAACATCAGGCAACCAATATGACAACGGATGGGCTTGTGGTCTTGACGAAGTGGCTATATATGACACAGCAAAAGATTCTGATTGGGTTGCAAGTGTATATAATAATAAAACTGATTACAATCATAAAGAGTCAGGTGGAAGTAGTCTTGTAGGATATTGGAGATTTAATGAAGGTGGTGGAACACGTGTAGAAGATTTATCAGGAAATGGTAATCACGGAACTTTGACCGCTGCATCTGGAGATATTACAGATTATCCAACTTGGTCAACAGATAAACCATAATATAATATAGGAGTAATTATGGCAAGTTATAGTAAAGAAGCAGAACGACAAAATAAAGTTTTAGGTGACCTTTTAGCGGGCAGAGAACCTGAAAAACGAATAATGGTCGGATACGATAGTGGAAACGAACCACAAAAACATGGTGATAAAATAGATAGACTCTCAGATATAATGAAAGAAGTAAGGATGCCTTACTTTTGTCCATCTTGTGAAAAGGTAATGAAGAAAAGACTTGATGATAAGTTTTGGAGAATAATGGGACATTGTTTTGATTGTCAAATTAAAATAGAAAATAAACTTCGTATTGAGGGTAAGTGGGAAGAATATGAAAAGAAAAAAATATTAGAAAATAAAAGAGCGTATTTAAAAGATTTAAAACAAAGTATTGATGAGTTCGAAGCTTCAGGAGGTAAGACTACGTTTTTTAATGAAGTTGGAGTTGATGAGAAAAGTGTGGAAAAAGAGGAATGGTCAATGGGACAAGAGAATTTTGATAAACTTGTCACGGAGGCTAGAGAATATATTGAAAAACTTGAGTTGGAGTTAGAAAATGAAATCATCGAATAAAAGAAAACTAATACTACCTGAGGATATTATATTTGAATTAATGGATATGACTGCAACTCTTGGAGAAGTTGCAGAAGAGTATCATCGTAAGATTGGACACGATGAGGAAATTGAAAACATTTTAGAAGTTTATCATAGAATCATAGATAAGTTAATGAATTTAAACAAATATGAATCAATTGATGAAAATGGTAGTAAAACAGTTAATCTTGAAGAACTTGTTCATGGAGCAGGGCTTTCATTTTTAGGAGAAAATTAAATGAAAAAGGTGTGGAAAGTATTATTAGGTATTATTGGTGGTCTTTTAGCCATTTTAGGACTTGGTGCAAAAGCTTCTGGTAAGAAGAAAGAAGAAATCAAAAAACTTGATAACGCAATCAAACAAAAGGACAAAGAAGTTAAACAAACCGAGAAAAAGGTTAAAGAACTTGAGTCAAAAAAACGAGTAAACAAAAAACAAGTTGAAAAACTGAAAAAAGAAGTTAAATCTACAAAGGCAGAGATAAAAAAGGCTCAAAAGGCAGTTGAAATTGATGATGTAGATGAAGCAGTAAACTTTTTGAAGAAGTTTTCCAAATAAACTGATATATATGTATATATGAAGAATTTAATTAAAATATTATTATTCACGGGAATAGTTTTTTCACAAGAAAAGACGTATACTTTTACTGAATCTGAAATTTTGGGTTTTACCAAACAGATTACTGATTTACAGGTAAAAGATAGTTTAAACACTAAAACTATTAAAGACTTGGAATCGATTATCAAATTGTTGGAACAAAATGCACAAACAGATTCACTAATAATTACGAATAAAGACCTTTCGATTGAAGTATTGAAAGAACGTTCAGAAATATTAGAAAAAAAGGTAAAACTTGTGAAACCGAGTTGGTATGAGAATAAATGGTTATATTTCACTTATGGAGTGATTATGACCGCGACTTCTGTAAAGCTTGCTGGTGAGATAGTACAATAATGTCTACTAATCCAACACCACTAAAAGAAGTAATCAAAACTGAATATGTGAAGTGTGCAAAAGATCCTGCATATTTTATGAAAAAGTATTGTATGATTCAACATCCAATTAAAGGTAAAATACCATTTAGTCTATATGATTTCCAAGAATCTACTGTAAATGAATTTCAAGATAATCGTTTTAATATAATATTAAAGGCAAGACAACTTGGTATATCGACTGTTACTGCTGGATATAGTTTGTGGATGATGACATTCTATCAAGATAAAAATGTTCTTGTGATTGCCACAAAACAAGATGTTGCAAAGAATTTAGTAACAAAAATTCGTGTGATGCATGCAAACTTACCGAGTTGGTTGAAACAAAAATGTGTTGAGGATAATAAGTTGAATCTTCGGTATGTTAATGGTTCTCAAGTTAAGGCAGTATCATCAGGACCAGAAGCAGCTCGTTCAGAAGCTCTATCATTGTTGATATTGGATGAGGCAGCATTTATTGATAAGATTGATGATATATGGACTGCAGCTCAACAAACATTAACGACTGGTGGTAGTTGTATTGCACTTTCTACACCAAATGGTGTTGGTAATTGGTTTCACAAAACTTGGGTAGAGGCCGAAGAAGGACGAGGATTATTTAACTTTATCAAACTTCATTGGACGGTTCATCCTGAAAGAGACCAAACTTGGAGAGACGAACAAAATAACTTATTGGGTATGCAGAGTGCAGCACAAGAATGTGATTGTGACTTTATCACTTCTGGTACTTCAGTTATTGATGCACAAATTTTAGAAGAATGTAAAACCAAAACGGTTAAGGATCCTGTAGAAAAACGAGGAGTGGATAGTAACTTGTGGATTTGGAAACCACCAAACTATACTAAAAATTATGTGGTATGTGCTGATGTTGGACGTGGTGACTCAGCAGACTATTCTGCATTCCATGTAATTGATGTAGAGAATGTAGAACAAGTTGCAGAATATAAAGGTAGAATACCTACAAAAGATTTTGGTAATATGTTAGTGAGTATTTCAACAGAATATAATGATGCCTTACTAATTATAGAAAACAATAATATTGGTTGGGCAAC